GTTGACACCTGATCGCCTAGCAGCAATGACTGCTTCAGAGCGCAAACAAGTGATGGATTTGATGAAGGCATTGGAGATGTCGGTACGAAGGGAGAAGTCGCAAGAAGAGTTTTTGTGTTTTTGTGCTTCTGTATGGCCTGCATTCATTGAAGGTGGGCACCATAGGAAGATGGCTGAGAAGTTTGAGCGTGTTGCTAGTGGGGAATGTAAACGCTTAATGATTAATATGCCTCCTCGTATGGGCAAGTCTCAGTTGACCTCTTGGTTATTGCCTGCATGGATCATGGGCAAGATGCCTGACAAGAAGATCATCATGGCATCCCACACCGCCGAGCTTGCTGTTCGGTTTGGTCGTATGGTTCGTAACTTGATTGGTAGTGAGGAGTACAAAGACATATTCCCTGAAACCTCCCTGACTGCTGACTCGAAAGCTGCTGGTCGCTTTGATGTGTCAGGTGGTGGTGAATACTTCTCCGTAGGTGTCGGTGGTGCCGTGACAGGGCGTGGTGCCGATTTGCTTATTATAGATGACCCCCACTCAGAACAACAGGGCCAACAAGCAGATCCGAAAGTATTTGATTCTACCCATGAGTGGTTTAGCTCTGGGCCTCGTCAGCGTCTACAACCCGGAGGCGCAATCATTATCGTGATGACTCGCTGGTCGCAGAAGGATCTTTGCGGTCAGATAATGCGAGATAGCGTTGAGAGGGACGGTACGGACGAATGGGAGGTTTTAGAGCTACCTGCTATCCTACCATCAGGCAGGTCACTTTGGCCTGACTACTGGCCTGTAGAGGAGCTAGAGAAGCTCAAAGCAGAACTACCTATCTCGAAGTGGGAAGCGCAGTACCAACAGCAGCCCACATCTGAAGAGTCTGCAATCATCAAACGGGATTGGTGGCAAATCTGGGAAGAACGAGATCCACCCAAGGTATCGTTTGTTATTCAATCTTGGGATACCGCCTTTATGAAACATGAGCGAGCAGACTATTCTGCTTGTACCACATGGGGCGTTTTCTATATGGATAACGATGAAGGGCGTATGGTTCCAAACATCATACTTCTTGATGCTTTAAAGGAGCGTATGGAGTTTCCCACTCTCAAGCAAAGGGCGTATGAGATGTATATGGATTGGGAGCCGGATGCGTTTATCGTTGAGGCTAAGGCCGCTGGTGCGCCTTTGATCTATGAACTTAGGGCAATGGGCATCACTGTAACCGAATACACTCCGTCCAGAGGCAATGACAAAATATCTCGTGTAAACGCTGTTGCTGACTTTTTTGCATCAGGTATTGTTTGGGCACCGGCTCGTCGATGGGCTGAAGAGGTGATCGAAGAGTTTGCATCGTTTCCTGTGGGCGACCACGATGACTTGGTGGACTCTTCAACTCAAGCATTATTGCGATTCAGGCAGGGTGGGTTTATTGCACTAGAGCATGATGACATCAGTGAACAACAAGTAAGACGCATTGCTAACTATTATTAGTGCGTTTAAACTCCACGAAACTGGGAGTGTTATATGGCTGTAGAAAAATCCCTCGACTCTCTTCAAATGGCAGATATTCAAAATCGTCTTGAAGCATCTGTTGAAGAAGATCCAGCAATGGTGATAGAGATCGAAGAGCCTGAATCTGTTTCTATTCAAACAGAAGACGGCGGGATGATTATTGATTTTGATCCTGATCCATCTGTAGAGGATGCGCCATTCGATGCAAACCTTGCTGACTACATGGATGACTCTGCATTGGATATGCTTGGATCAGAGTTGGTATCAGCATATGAAGATGATCTTTCTTCTCGTCGTGATTGGGAAGAAACCTATATTGAAGGCTTAGACTTACTTGGATTAAAGATTGAGGATCGCACAGAGCCTTGGCCCGGAGCCTGTGGAGTTCATCACCCCCTGCTTGCGGAATCAGTTATCCGCTTTCAGTCACAGGCAATATCAGAAATTTTCCCAGCCGGTGGCCCCGCACGATCAAAGATTATCGGTGAGGCTACAGAAGAAATATACAAACAAGCTAACCGCGTAGAAAACTATCTTAACTTCTTACTTACAGAAGAGATGACAGAGTTCCGCAGCGAAACAGAGCGCATGTTGTTTTCATTGCCTTTAGCTGGCAGCGCATTTAAGAAAGTTTATTACGATCCAAATATGGGCAGACCTTGCTCTATGTTTGTTCCTGCTGAAGACATGGTTGTTTTTAATGGGGCAACTGATCTCAAGTCGCTTACACGCATGACCCATCGTATGCGTAAAACGTCGAATGAGATTCGTAAATTACAAGTTTCAGGATTTTATCGGGATATAGAACTTACTGGATCAGATGGCTATGTTGATGCCGTAAAAGAAAAGTATGGCGAGATAACAGGCGAGTCGTATTCGTCTACACCTAATGGCTCATACCTCACAGGTGAAACCGTTCTTACCGTTTTAGAAATACAAGTAGACTTGGATTTGGATGACTTCCAAGACATGAAGGATGGTGAGCCTACAGGTATTGCTGTCCCATATGTTGTAACTGTTGATAAAGGCAGCGCCAAGATCTTATCAATACGCCGTAACTTTTTTGAGGACGATCAATTAAAAAGACGTAGGGATCACTTTGTTCATTATGAATACATTCCGGGTCTTGGTTTTTATGGCCTTGGTCTTGTTCACCTTATCGGTGGTTTAGTTAAATCAGCTACATCAATACTGCGACAGCTAGTAGATGCAGGTACGTTGGCAAATCTTCCGGGCGGATTAAAGACTCGCGGTATGCGAATAACCGCTGATGATACTCCAATCATGCCGGGAGAGTTTCGTGATGTGGATGTTCCCGGCGGAACAATTAAAGAGAACATTTCGTTTTTGCCGTACAAAGAACCCAGCGGCACGTTGTACCAACTGTTAAATAATATAGTTGATGAGAGTCGAAGGTTTGCTTCTATGGCAGATGTAAAAGCTGCCGACATGAATAGTCAAGCACCTGTAGGCACAACCCTTGCTTTGATAGAGCGGAACATGAAAGTCATGTCTGCTATACAGGCACGACTTTACGCATCAATGAAAAGCGAACTTAAATTGCTGGTGCGTATTGTTAAAGACTTCGGGCCGTCTGAATATCCATATGTGCCGTATGGAAACCCAGAAGATATTCAAGCTGACTTTGATGACCAGATAGATGTAATACCTGTTGCTAATCCAAACGCTGCAACGATGTCGCAACGTATTATGCAGTATCAATCTGCCCTACAGTTATCTCAGCAAGCCCCACAACTTTATGACCTGCCAGCACTTCATAGGCAAATGTTAGAGGCGTTGGGTATTAGAGATCCAGAGAATTTAGTACCACCGCAAGAAGAGTTGCCAAATAAAGATCCAGTTACAGAAAACATGGACTTTATCAATGGGTTACCCGGAAAAGCATTTGCGTATCAAGACCACGATGCACATATTGCAGTGCATTCAGCCGCAACAAGAGATCCAAAGATACTAGAGCTTTTATCTCAAGCGCCCGATCAAGAAGCTATTCTTGGAAATGTGCAGGCACATATTCAAGAGCATTTGGCATTTCAGTATCGAGAGCGGATACAAAAAGAACTTGGTTTGGATTTGCCAGCACAAGATACAGAGCTTCCACCAGAAATCGAAGTCAAACTTGCTTCACTTGTTGCACAGGCAGCAGAGCAGTTATTGCAAAAAGATCAAGCCGAGGCCCAACAAGCCGAGCAGGAGGCTCAAGCAGAAGATCCTATATTGCAACTCAAGCAGCGTGAGCTTGAGATTGAAGAGCAATCTGCTGCTGCAAAAGCCCAAACAGATCAACAGCGAGTTGAAACACAACAACAGAAGCTGGCGCTCGAAGAAGAAAAAGCACAGATGCGTGATGCGTTGGAGCGGCTCAAGATTCAAAAAGACTTATCTATCGCTCAAGAAAGAATCAATAGTGCTGAACGTTTGGCTCAAGCAGAAATGACGAAAGATTCTGTTACCGCTAGTTTTGATCGTGAAGAGCGATTGCAAAAGCAACGTCAAGTTGATGCTACTCGCGGTGCAGATATTGGCAGAAAGATAGCAGAACAGATTACTAAAGGTAGTTAATGGCAGGGTTCGTTGATCCACAGTTTGTTGATTTATTGCTATCTCGTTTAAACGAATTAGAAGAGCATCACAAAGAAGTATTGCTTGCTGGCTCAGTAGAAAACATTGAGTCATACAAGCTATTCCGAGGACAATTAGAAGGTATACAAATAGCCAAGCGAGAAATCAGACAACTCGCAGAGCGTGTATTTGTAGATCAAGATTAGCACCAGCAGGGTGCAATGGGTTCTACACTTCCCTTTAAGTGTTGCAGTGAGAAAGAAATGGCAGAGGTTGATTTAAAAGCTATTGGCAATGAAGAGGAGGCTATTGATAAAGCAAGCCAGCTTCCAGTGCCAACTGGCTATCGTATGCTTATCGGTTTACCAGAAATCGACGAAAAGACAGAAGGCGGAATTATTAAGGCGCAGGCAACAATATCTATTGAAGAAACATCTTCGGTGGTTGGTTTTGTTATTGCGATGGGGCCGGACTGTTACAAAGACGAAAAACGATTCCCTAACGGGCCTTGGTGCAGTGAAGGAGACTTCATAATCATGCGCGCCTATAGCGGTACGCGAATTAGT